TTATTGTATTCTCTCCAACTTATTCATCATATCTTTGGCCATCTGATCAGTAACATGTGTGTATATCTCTAGAGTGGTTTTATAGTCTGAGTGTCCTACACGCTCTTGTATAGCTTTTAAGTTAATCCCTAATTGAGCAAGTGTGGATATATGCGTGTGACGTAATGTGTGCGTCGTTACAGACTTCTTAATGGAACTAATTTCGGTAGCCTCTTTGATAAAGTTGTTTATTTTATTCAAGTCGATAGGGCTACCAGCTGTATTAGTGAATATGTACCCTCTATCAATAAATTTATCGTTCCACTGGTTTTCTTTCTTGTTTTCTAAAATAAGCGATTTAAGTAAGTTAATGCTTTGGGTAGTGAGTCCGATGGTTCTATAGCTTTTACTTGTTTTAGTCGTCTCTTTTACTCCGAATGCTCCCGTTTCTTTATCGGTTAACCAATTAATTGTACCGTCGATATCTAGCGTTTTATTTTCATAGTTTATATTTTCTCTCTTTATTGCAAGTAGCTCACCAATACGCATACCATTAGCAATTTGAAACTGTACTATAGCTTTTACCATTTGATAATTACGTTTTCTCGTTGAATGTTTTTTGTGTTTAATTAGGTAATCAAAACAACTAAGTAGCTCTTTGACTTCACTATCTTCTAAATAGTTATTACGTTTAGCTTGTAGTTCGTCCCTAGTTTTAGCCTTTTTAGGAATATCTATTTTATCTAGTACACTTATGTCTTGTAGATCGTAATATTTGAACGCATATTTGAAAACAGAACGAATGATAATCACAAGAGACTGAACGTATCCTTTACTATGTATACTAGCCCAGTTGTTAATTATATCTTGTAGATAATTATGAGTAATATTGTTTATCAGCACTTCTTTATCTATAGCATTTTTAACTGTGTTTGTATTGCTAACCTTTTCTTTGATTGTTGTAGCCTTTGAACCAGAATGATTCTTATAATGTTCTAACCACTCATCACATGCGACATGAAAAGTTAATGACTTTAATGTTGTCGGTGTCTTATCATTTAGCTTCGCCTCTATACGCTCATTTAAGCGCCTCTGAGCCTCTTTTCGTGACTGCTTACCATTCTTATTAAGAACCACGCTAACACGTCGCCATTTGTTTGTGAGAGGGTCTTTGTACTTCTCGTAATAGCGATATTGTACATCACCATGTTTGTTAGTAAATTTCTCATGCCACATGTGTAAGAGCCTCCTTAAATATTATGAAATTAGTAATGATTCTCTATATTGTTCAGCTTTTGGCTCAAAAGTAAATTCTACAGTATTATCATATTCGCTATGAATTAGATCTTTAATTTCATTTAAATCGATATTGTAAAATTCTTTTCTACTATTGACTTTATTAACTTGTTGTTCTTTAAAATGTTTATGCAATCTATCTTCTAAAGCAAAAGCATTATCGGAGAATATAAGTGCATGAACATCAAATTCAAATGGAACTGAGGCACTACTTAACTCTCTAATCCGCTCTAACGGTTCTAATCTTCTTGTGACACCTATCTTGTAAATATTCTCTCCAAATGAACCAATATTAGAAATGATATAAACGTAACCAGATTGAGCTTTGACTTGTCTCTCTAACACAAAATCTTTATTGACGGTTAACTCATTTATTTTTTCTTCTAACTGATTTATTTTTTCGGTGTACATTTCTTTTTCAACATCACTATTAGCTTTAGTGATATATTTATTAAGTTTAATCAGTTCATTGTTATGATGTTTTATATCTTTATCTATCTGGTTTAATTTATATTCCAATTCTTTTTTGACTTTATTTTCTTCTTTAATTCTTTCGCGTTCTTCACGTCTTAATATCTGTTCATCTTCTAGCTTGATTTGATATTTATAAATTAACGTTAACTTTTCCAATTTTATATCTAAAATCTCTTCTGAAATTTTAACAGCATCTGTTTCGAATATTTTATTAATTGATTCAAAAGCTGTAAGTATTTGTTTTTGACAAACTTTAAAGTTTTTTGCTGTTACTTTCTTTAAAATGATGGAAGTTTCAGCGTTGAAAAGTCGTGTGATTTGCTTAACTTGATTCTTATAAAATTTCTTATCTTCGCCTTTTAAGCCAGTACTTTTAACTATGTTATCAATATTAAGCATCTGTTTTTCTTTTAATGTGAGTTTCTCGATTAAATTATTGATCTCTAAAGAATCGAGAATATCGAGGTCAAAAGGATAAATTAATTTATAATCATATTCTAATTCAGTTTCACTCAATAAAGATTGTACTTCTTTCAATTCTGATTTTTTACCCTTTAAGTTTTCTTCAAGAGAATCCAATTCTATTTTTAAATTCTCTTTTGATTTACGGAGATTTTTAATATTATTGAACTCTTTTTGAAGTTGAATTACATCAGGTAGAATTTTTTATCAGTAATAATGAATTTTAAAGCAAGAATTAATGAAAGTACTGTAGGAATTATAGCTAAACCTGGTGTTGCAATAGATAGTAAAGATGATCCGAAAATAGTCCATATCATCCATTTGTTATTAACTGTGTTCATTTTGTTTTCCCCTTTGTTTAATATATGATTTTCATAAAATTGTTACTGACTTTTTCGATTATTTATTAATATATCTCATGGCATATGTGTCATATGTAAGTGTCTTTTATAAAATTACTTATTATTATTTTTAATAATTGTCTTATCACTTGAAATTTTGTCTTTTAGCTGATCTAAACTTTTAAAGATATTTCGATACTCCTCGTAATTTATAAAATCAGCTAAGTGTTTTTTTAACTCAAATTCCGCATAAGATTCTATTTTAAAAGATATGTTTTTTATATTTTCTTTAGTCTCTTCTATTTGTAATATTATATTTTCTGTATATATTTCAGGGTGTTCAAGTGTTATTTGAACTAAAAGATCATAGATAAAATCAGTTAGGTAAATTTGAATATGTAATTTAGAAAAATCTTCATTTAATAATAAATACACACCATGATGGTAAAACGATAAATTTTTGTCAGATACTAAATTATACATTTCCCTTGTTAAAGAAGTAATGTCATAACCCACAACATCAGATAATAAAGATAATAGTTCTGCTGTTTTTATAGAGTGGTGATTATATTCAGAGTATAGTAAATAGTTTTTTATAAAAAATTCAAAATTATCCACAATAAGTTTTTGCATATTAGGTGTACCAATGTTTTTTGAAATGTCACTGTAGGTTACTTCTGCACCATATAATAAAAAATTTACTGAGACATTTCCTATTTCTGCAATTTCTTTTAAACGTTTGGCACTGGGGACAGAGGTTCCTTTTTCCCATCTGCTAACAATACTGTCTGATATGTATTTATTTTCACCAAGATTTTTTGATATTAATTCACCAAATTCTCTTAAATTTTTACTATTCTCTAAACGAATATTTTTAATTCTTTTTCCTACTTCAACCTTATCGATATCCATTTTTTCACTCCTAAAATGTCGATTCTCCTCAAAAAACTTACGTAATCCGACGTAAAAGTATTGTTTTTCGATTTCTTTTCTGTTATATTATACCTACAGACGAATACCGACGTCTAGGAAAGAGGTGGATTTTTATGAATAAAGTTTTAGGTTATAGAAAAATGTTGGGTAAAACTCAAAAGCAAATGGCTATGGAATTTAGTATTTCTGAACAATCTTACCGAAATAAAGAAAAAGGTAAAGTAGAATTCAAAAAAGATGAAATGATTAAATTCAAATCTTTGCTGGTAGGAAAAGGGTTAAATAATATCACGTTAGACGATATTTTTTTTGATTAATATCCGACGTAAACCTACGAAATATAAGGAGGTATATTATGACATACACTAGGTTGCAGGATCTACCTACTAAAGAAAATACAATTACTGAACCAAAACAGGTTGTAGTAAAGCCTATGTTTGCGAAACCTAATACGTTAGCAAGTATTTTCGGTATTTCATACAGTTCAGTAAACCGTATTTTAAAAGAATGGGAGAAAGATTCTAAAGGTGTTGATGATTTGTATTATTCATTGTCATCAACAATGACGGTTATCAGTATTTCACGATTTGAAGAGTACATGAAAAAACGCCATAAATCATGGATGTAGAAAGGAGTGGAACAAATGAAGTTATATATTTTACTTTCAATACTAGCGACTGCTATTGGTACATTGTATGCAGTTAAAATAGATTTCTTACATGGTTTAGCAATCACATTTTTGATTCAAGTGTTTAGTGTGCCAGTAGCGAATCAATTCGAATATAAAGGAGATAAATAAGATGAAACAAGAACAACTTGAAGTATTAGAACACATTAAATATCAACTTAAAACAAGTATTTATAATCACTTTGAAAGTTATGAGCATACTGAATTTAAAGATGGTCAAGAAGTAGTTTCGGAAATTAGTCGAGAAAAACATCTTGAATTAATAATGAAATGGGCAGTCCAAGAGTTAGAGAAAAATTTTAATATCAATGAGGAGAATGAATAAGATGAATAAATTAACTAGAGAAGATTACAAAAATATTGAAAATAAATTGAATTATGATCATATGGTAAATGGTAAAAAGTGCACTAAAAAAATGAGCAAACTACTACAAAAAGAATATCGTAGAGATGCTTCAATTATTAAAAGTGAATACCCTAGATTAAGTGATAGTGAGATATCAGAAATTATTATGGATTACAGAAATTATAAAGAGCTTGTAAGAGCAACAGAAACCTTGATGGACTTCCCTATAAATTATGAAGATTCTAATATCTATAAATTCATTACTAAAGATGATGTTGAAGAATTAAAATTGGCAATCGAAGAAATGACAAGTTTTATTGGGAATTTGGAGGATGTAGAATAATGAAACTATTTAAAAAGAAGTACGACCATAAAAAAGTAAATCGTGTGAAAGATATTGTGTTATATACGTCATATGCTTTTGAGGCTAAAACTTATGAAGAAGCTATTCAATTATTAAAAAATAATAATAAACAAAAAGCTATTGAACTTATGTATGAACGATTAGTTGAAGCACAAAAACAAGAATATGAAATGAAATCACAAATAGAAAAAGCGTCATCAGCGAAGTCGGCAAACGGAACTGATAACGCATAATATACAAGTTAACTAAACAAATAACAGGGCAATTAAGAAATTGCGCATATTTATTATAACATCTTTGTCCTTTTATTTGTATTAAATGGAGGCCAAAAATTGGATTTTCAAAAAGTGAAATTAAATAACGATTTCAAAATTCAAATTGTTCAATATAAAAATTTGTATTCAAATTCATGTAATGGTTCCGGCTTATGTGAATGGTCTAAGTGGTTAGATAAACTACAAACACCAAGAATCAACTCAGATAAATATATACGTGGTTTATGTGTATATGGTGATTTTGAAGATGTTGAAAAAGATAATCAAAATATAAGTAAATATCGTAGTGATCAAACTTTAATCAATCGAACTGCTATTACATTGGACTATGACGAAATCAAAGATTTTAGAGGTCTTTATGAAGTGCTGAAAGCTAAATTGGAACATGTATCTTGGGTATTTCACACAACGTATTCATATACTGTTGAAAAGCCTCGTATTCGTCTTATAGTACCTTTAAATGAGCCAGTGAGTGCATCAGACTATCGGAAGTATTCAAATGGATTAGCACGTTATATTGGTTATCCAGTAGATGAAGCTAGTTTTGTACCATCACAAGCTATGGCGTTACCAGTAAAAAAATCAAAGGATTCAATTTACATTTTTAAATATAATGACGCACCAGCAATAAAAAAAGAAGAGTTAAACAAGATGGTTGTTAAAAATGCGCCAATAACTGTGGATTATTCAAATCATTTTCATAAACGCAATAGTTCATATTGGCGCGAAATTGCATTTGGTGTAGGTGAAGGTGAACGCAACCAAACATTGGCTTCTTTAACAGGGTACCTATTACGTCGGTATGTGGACGCTAATCTTGTTTACGGATTGGTAAGTGCATGGGCGATGACCTGCAGACCACCAATTGAACAAAAGGAAGTTAATCGTACATTCAAAAGCATTTTGAAGAAAGATAGTAAGAATAAGTAAGGAGGTTTTTATTTGGAAGATGTAACCAAAGAAGAAGTATTTGAGTTGATTGATGAAAATAATTTTTTGGCCAATAGTGATGATTGGCGTAGTAAATTAAGAAGATCAGCCACAACACAAGCCCTTAAAAAGACCACTGCAAACGCAGAGTTAATAATGGAAAATGATGAAAGTTTAAAAGGGTTAGTACAATACGATTCCTTTGAAAAAATTACTAAACTAAAACGTCTACCATATTGGCGTACCAACGATGATAATAATTATTATTGGGCCGATATTGATACAACTCATGTCATTTCTCATATAGATAGATATTATAATGTGCAATTTAGTCGTGACATTATGGATAGTGTCATTGAAAAAGAAGCTTATCATAATAAATTTCATCCTATTAAGTCCATGATTGAATCTAAAACATGGGATGGTAATAAGCGAATTGAAACATTATTTATTGATTATTTAGGTGCCGAAGATAATCACTACAATCGTGAAGTGACTAAAAAGTGGATGATGGGTGCTATTGCTAGAATTTATCAACCTGGTATCAAATACGATTCCATGATTATTTTATATGGCGGGCAAGGTGATGGCAAATCTACGACAGTAAGTAAATTAGGTGGTCATTGGTATAACCAAAGTTTAAAAACGTTTAAAGGTGATGAGTCCTATAAAAAAATACAAGGTTCCTGGTTGTGTGAGATAGAAGAGCTCGCAGCATTTCAAAAGTCTACTATTGAAGATATTAAAAGTTTCATTAGTGCGATTGTAGATATTTATAGAGCTTCATACGGTAAACGTATTGAGCGACATCCACGCCAATGTGTGTTTATAGGTACGACAAATAATTATGAATTTCTAAAAGACCAAACAGGTAACCGTCGTTTCTTTCCTATTACGACAGATAAAAATAAAGCAACTAAAAGTCCGTTTGACGATTTAACACAAGACATTGTTCAACAAATGTTTGCTGAAGCTAAAGTTTATTTTGATGATGATCCAACGGATAAAGCATTGTTGTTAGATAAAGAAGCTAGTGAAACAGCATTGAAAGTCCAAGAAGAACATTCTGAAAAAGATGCTTTAGTCGGTGAAATTGAAGAATTTCTTGAGCGTCCTATTCCATCTGACTATTGGTATAGAACATTAGAAGAAAAAAGAATATCTGCTCACGATGTTATAGACCAAGATTACATTAAATTATATGGTGACGGTAAATTAATTGAATTACCAAATACAAAACCAGGTGCTTATGTATGGCGTGACAAAGTATGTAGTATGGAAATTTGGAAAGTGATGATGAAACGAGATGACCAACCACAACAACATCATTTAAGAAAGATTGATAAAGCGTTAAGAAATACACGATATTGTAGCACAGTGAAAAAGCAAACGCGATATGGTGAAGGCATAGGCAAGCAGTATGGTTTTAGCATAGATTTATCTTCTTACTATAAGGAACTTAAAATCGTCATAAATTTTAGGACAGTAAGACACTTATAAGACAGGTTTAAGACACCTTTAATCCCTTGTGGCAGTAATGCCATGCTATAAGTGTCTTGGTGTCTTGATAGTTTTTAGTTAAAAGTTTTACAGAATATATATACACAAAGTACGAAATATAGATATATAGGTAGTAAGTAGGGAGACAGTAAGACAGATTAATCAAACCCCTTGAGGGAGTGAGGATTGAAGGGTGTCTTTGAGTGTCCTAAAAAACAATGCAAATAAGACAGTAGGACACCTATACAATTTTAGGAGGAAGAAAATGAATAAAAATCATTTAAAATCAGAAATTTTAGAATATATAAAATCACACGATGGAACTACTTTTGTAGAAATAGAAAATGTATTTGAAGAAAATAACTTTAATTATAAAGGTGATGGAGCATATACAAGTGGTCAACATCCAAATGTAGTGTTTTGGATTGGATGGAACGAAGAAGCATTTAATATAATTGCTGAACTTAAACGAGATGGATTAATTGAGATGGATATTTGTCCAGCGATTATTTATCTAGTTGATGGTAAAGGTTTGGACTTACCGATAGTGAAGTCTAAATATATTAAAACAGATCATTGGTTGCCCGTTGCATTTAATATTTGTAAGAAAGAAATGGAGTGCGTCTAATATGAACATAGAAATAATTGCAAATCAATTTGAAACAAGAGCAGGCACGTTATTAAGATATTACACAGGTTTAATAGAAAGTAGTATAAAGACACTGTTTGGATTCAAAATATATAACGATCCGTTTGATATGGTGTATGTGGTCATGGAAGGTAATTTGTACGGTCATATCTACATCAAAGATTGTAATGTTAGAAAAGCGTTTGAATTAGCGTCTCCTAAGCATACTGAAGGACTTATAAGAAGTATTGAGGGGCATTATGCAGGTTATGAAATACCAGATGGAACACATGACACTATTAGCGATATGATGGCTAGTTTTATGTTTGATAACGATTATTTTATGTATGGATTGGAAACATTCGCAGAAAGTAATAATACTGATATGTTCGAGTATATGGAAACAGATTTTGGCGTAGAAGAACTTGAGGGCATTCAAAATAGTAATGCAGATGTGATTGGTAACATTGAAGTGTTGTACCAGTTAGCAACAGGGATTAATGAACCAGCAACAGAATTAGTTGAGGGATTGAAGTTGGTAACCGAGTTTGTGCAAGACGAGAATGCTACACAAGACGATTACAAGACGCTAGAGCGTAAGTTAAGTGAATTGAAAGAATCGTACTACAGTGTGAGTAAGTAGGTTAATAAGGGGTCACATATAGTGTGTGGCTCCTTTATATAGTAGGAAAGGTTTAGGAAAGGTAAGTAATAAAAAGGGTGCGATAAGAAGGAGGTATTCAAGGAAAAATACCAAGTTTTATACAAGGTGTGAAGAAAATTAAAACTAAAAAAAGCTAAGTATTCAAAAATTCATAAGGGGCAAAACTACATTCTTAAATAGAACGTTTGTTCTTATTAGAAAGTTTGTGAAAGCGTATGAATATCATTATAAATATTGTTATATCAATGTTTAAGTTGGATGATAAGAAATAATTAAAATCAGTAAAATAGAGAACATAAGTTTGTGTTTTGAGTGTAAATTTAGTATAATAGAAATAAGGAGAAAAAGTTCAGAGCGAAAGAAATCATGTGTAAGAATCATTGAAAATTAGGGGACAACAAATACTAATATATAAGAGGTTTTGACATGATAAAAACGATAGAAAAACAGGTAGCTCAACCACCAACCGAATATTTAAGAGTTTATGATATTATTCAGAACTCAAATGAAAAGTATGTAACTAAGACTAAGATATTGAATCAACTAGGTTATACCCTAAATAAAGTTAATGATAGATGGCTTACACAAGTTATTACTAGTTTAATTATTAACTATCAATATCCAATAGGTTATAGCTATAAGAAAGATGCTAGGGGCTATTACATCATTAGAAATAAAGAAGATAAGCAACAAGCAATCTATAGTGTTAAACGCCAAGTATTAGGTGCGCAGACGCGTTTAAAAGCGTTAGAAGAAATAGAAGTATAAAAATAAAACTATGAAAGAGGTATAAGAATATGACAATGAAAACTGGAAGTGCATACGATGTATTATTTGATGATAGAAAATATAAGGATTTATTAGATAAGGTAGATCAATTTTTAGAAGAAACGTTCATTATGTACCAACGTGGATATAGAATGGATATCATTGATGAACAACAAAAACCGAAAGTAACTCAAATTGAAAATGAGTTTAAACAGTTTGCTAGTGACAAATTAAAACATATTGAATCACGTATGGATGAAATCGAAGAGGAATTAACAAGAGATGACATCGCAGAACCACAATCTGAATTAATTAGACGTCAAAATTTAGAGGCAAGATTATCGTTTTATAGTAATTCGGAAATTATGGATTACATTAGAGAGGCAGACGCAGAAAAAACAGATGTATTCGAATTAAGTTTGCTACAAAAAGCATTTGACCAACGTTTATCTGAAAGTGAACAAAGTCAAGTGTCATTCTCCTTAACGGCATTAAAACAATCTGTATTATATCCATTTGAAAACAATGAAGAACATGACAATCTAGCTTACCAGTTTAATGTGTTGAGACAAATTGGCATGGCAAATAATGGTTCAGTTATCACAAAAGATGATGAGGGTTACGTGGTCATTAAGCCTTTATCAGATAGATACAATGATCAATTAAAATATGCTAAAGCTAAAAAAGATGGTGCAAGACAACAAGCTCAATATAAAAAACAATACGTTTATAACAAATAAAACTAACTAGCGCCTATCCTTAATTGGGTAGGCTCATTCTATATTATTGGGGGTATTATCGTGCAGGAACATACTAATGAATCATATCAACAAACAAAGATATCTGAATATGAGTTATTAACAAAATATAATCCTAAATACATTAATTCTAAAATTAAGACGGCACAGTCACATATAGATGAGATGTATCATTTAAGTACCTCAATAACTACATGCGATGATATTATGGGCATTATTTCTGTATCTTATCCAGTTGATAAGCTCGTGATTTGGATTAGTGAAACTAAAGATAATTTGAAACGTTTTAAAGGTGATTCAGCAATACGATTATATTTATTAAAGCAGGTGCTTAATACTTATACGAAAGAAGAACAACAGCAGGTGGTTAGATACATGCAATCACATGGTCGTATCAAAGAACACAAGCTCATTGAACGTTTGCAGGTAGATTTATACAAAATTAGCCATGATAAGCCTTTAACAAAGGGCAGTGAACCACAACATACAATGGTGGTGTGATTATGTTTGTTGGTGATAAAGAGACGCTTAAAACGTTTATATTAAACTACCATAATAATGTGGATGATGATTATAAGGATGTATCAGTTAATGATTTCTTTACGCTAAATGATGAAGTAGAAGAATATTCATATCAAAAGATTAATGCAGATGACCATATATTTATGAACGACCTAAATTTACTGGTTGATCGTATTGCAGATTTTAGAGAATACAATATTTTTATATTGCTATGTAATGGACGCACATTTGGAGATATAGCTAAAATACTAGAAATGTCTAAAACAAGAGTCCAACAGTTATTTGATGGTTTACTAAATAAAATAATAAAACAAGGAGCGTGATTCAATGGACAAACTAACGCCTAAACAAGAGCGTTTTGCAAATGAATATATGAAGACACTTAACGTTACTCAAAGCGCTATAAATGCTGGTTATAGCTCAAATAGCGCACACGTAACAGGTAGCAGACTATTGCGCAATGAGAAAGTAAAAGACTATATTCAAAGCAAGAAAGATAAGATTATAGACGATACAATTTTAACTGCAAAAGAAACGTTGTACCTACTTACGAAATCAGCTGTTGGTGATGAAACTGAAACTAAGGAAGTTGTGGTCAAGAAAAGCTCATTTGAGCGCAACCCAGACACAGGACGTATGAATCTTGTATACAATGAACATGTCGAAACGGTAGAAGTACCAATTAAGCCAAGTGATCGTTTAAAAGCACGTGATTTACTTGGTAGATACCACAGTATCTTTACTGATAAAGTAGATATGAATGTGGCGACACCAGTTTTTATAGATAGTATTGGTCAAGACGATGAAGAGAGTGAGTGAGATTTAAAAGAATTGGAAAATAATATCTAAATAGTGAGATTTAAGAAGGAATATATCTACTTATCTATGTTTAATACTTAAAAAAATGGCTATATTAGTGTAAGAGTTATGCATTTGTATAACTTGAAACACTCAAAAAACTATAGTTTTTACTACACTTATTTAAGATATGGTATTTATCTTCTATTTATTAAATAATTATTTTCCTTTAGATTTTCACCCAATCTCTTGTTATTAGAAAAGCTTTCGTTAACCATATCTTAATAAGGTAGTTTTTTTATTTTTGTAAAATGCTTCATTTGGGGTTATATTTATAAGAAGTTAATGTTAGATTAATATTAGTGAGATATTAATTACGTTCTCACGAGGCATTCTATCATCATTATTAGTTTTCTTTCGAAAGATAGTCCTAGTGGCTATCTTTTTGTATTGTGAAAATCTTTGTAAGTGTGTTATAATCTATGTCTAAAACCAAAACTTTTTACATCTAAAGTACTCAAAATTGAGTACTTTAGTTTCAAACTAAAGTTACGTAAATAAAATAGTAAATTTTTGCATTTTAGAGTTCAATATTATATTATATATATTAGTAATTGATAACCTCATATATTCGTTACTATTTAAGAACAGTTTATTTAACTGTTCTTATTTTTATGGTATTATATACAATACATGCAACCCCTTGTAGAAAGCTATAAAAAATCCCTGACTAGTTTACTTATGCATGTCACTGAGTAAATTTGACATACTTTTTAACTAAGAGTCATTGACCGTATCAGTTATGATACGGTTTTTTTATGAAATGATTGTCAAAAAATTGTAAATTAATGTGATTTCATCATTAGTAAAATAATGATACATTAAAATAGGAATATAAACGCTACAAAATAATTGTAGTGATTTTGCTTTGAAATATTCCCTCTTGTTTCTATTTGTATAAAAGGTAATCATAATGATTGCCTTTTTTTATTTAAACGGTATATTAAAATTTGTGTTTACGTATGATAATATGTTATATTTTAAATATCACATGAAATAAGCACTCATTAAATAACTTTTATATTCTTCCAACCACGTTCATTATGATCGTGGTTTTTTATTAGTAAAAATGTTATAATTGTACACGGGGCTCCCCAGCTCCATAATTGCTTACGCATTTAAATAGCTTTTCGCCACACTCAAATAAGAGTGTGGTTTTTTGTATTGAATAAGAATTGTAATGATCGAATCAACTGAATTTAAATAATAGTACAATAATAACCGTCGTACATATTGCATATAAAATAGTCCATAATGTGTAAATTATCTTATGATGGTGGTCTGTTAAATTAAATAACATGTATAGATAATAAGAGAACAGCAAAAGACAAATAAAACAGAGTACATATAGGCATACTATGACAAAGGTCAATGCACCATCACCTCACTAAAAATTCATCTATTTTTAGTTTAACAGATATTTTAATTTATTTAGTGAATACTATGTTTAAAATTTAAATTTCTAGGTATTATATGATCGTCCAACTTTGTTTATTTATGTTTTTTGCGCTACATCTTTTAGGTGTAGTGCTTTTTAATGTGAGAAATCTATTTTGTTGCAATGGAGGAACGAGTTCGTGTGACTAAATATGTTTAAAATATAAGAAATCGGTTAGACAATGGTAGAGTCAATGGAGCCAGTTGGCTCTACCCCTTTGTATAATATTCATGAAAACCCCAACACCACTTTAATTAGTGGTGTTTTTTATGTTTAAATTATTAGAAATCGGTTATAATATCTGTAGAGCTGGTCACTCGTTTTTAAGATCTTCAATATTTTTTCAATCTTTAAAGAATACCATATCTATTTAAATAGGTATGGTATTTTTTTATGTTCTGAGAAACGTCCTGTGTTACAGTGGGAAGTGAGGAAGGCACATCTCATAGTGATGGTGATTTATGATGATTAAATAAGAAAAGCCTTACATATTATTGATTTTTGAGATGCATAATTTATAAAATATATAAGATAATGTTAGCCAAGATATACTGAAAGTAATACCCCCTAAAACATCAGATAAAAAATGAGCGTGAAAGTATAGTCTTGAGAAAAGAATACTAATCCAAACAAAAAGCAATATGCTTGTAAAAAGTATCTTTAATAAATTTCTTTTTAGATGTGGGACTAAAATGAAAATAATCATTAAAATAACTAATGTACTTGTTAGTGAGTGGCCACTAGGGAAAGAATATCCGGTATCTGCTAACAAATGATCATACGGTCTATGTCTATGTACAACATGCTTTAAAACAATGCCCAAAATCCCACCTATTGCAACGGTAGATAAAGACCACAACGAGAACAAGTAATGACGTTTAAAAAGAGCAACTAAGGAAATGATGATTGTAATAATTATAAAAGCTCCGATGTCTCCGTATTTAGCTGAAGCTGTCATAAAATCGTTAAACAAGCCATTGGAAAAATTCATATTTGGCTCTCCAAAGATTGTATTAAACCAATGAAGTGAGTTAATATCCATTGATTTTACGAAAGAATGTTTTGAAATAATAGAAATAATGATTATAGAGAACAGTACAGTACTGGCTAATGAAGTTAGGATAAGTAAGTAATTTTTATTTAATTTATTCATAGTAATTTCCACCTTTGACATTTTTAATAGTTTACTACGTTAAAGTGATAAATGAATCAGTACAAAGACCTATTTTTGTAACTAAGTAAAGATAGATGCTTAATATAAGTGTTTATATACATCAATTATCGTGCAATGTCTTAAGAGAATTAAAAAACGCTTGAAAAAAGGTGTAATATTAAAGTAGTTTGATTTTAAGGGCAAAAAAAGGGCATAATTTTGAAACACAGGGCAAGAGTATGAACATTAATTTAATGATGACATAGCTATATATACTGATTTATAGGCGTTTTGATTGTTGATGGAATGTTATAAAATATGTCTATATAAAAGAAGAACAATAATATATAGTTTATTGTCGGAACCTTGTAGGCTTAGCCTATGAGGTTCTTTTTTGTTTTCAAAAACTTCATGAGGGATATTTAATATATAAACAATGTGAATCTGAAGACTTTGAAATTTTCCATGTATGGAGTTGCTTAGTCATTTTTGTTAAGCTTAAAGTATACATAATGATTTATTGATATTTATGGGGTGATGGGTAATCAATTCTAAGGTGAATGAAGCAATTAAAGGTGTATGTATTAATTTAATGTTTACGTTTGCAATTGGTATTGCAATTACTTATTTTAACTTTGATTACGGTATTGATAATGCCTTTTTTCATTTTTTAGAAAAAATTAGCGTTGTAAAGTTCTTTGACAATCATTCTGCGAATACTGCAGTGACGCTAGGACTATTGTTAACAGCTTATGAAGTCATTGATACATTATTTTTAGAGGATGATGAAGAGGATGAAACTGAGCGCTCTATAAACGAAAAATAA